AATTATGCGGAGTACGTTTGGGTAAAGTAGCAATAGGTGAAATGTATCCTTGTCTTCAAGGCGAGGGTAAGTTCATTGGTATACCTCACTTGTTAATAAGGGTTTCGGGATGTAAATTGAGATGTCAATTTGCCGAATCATTTTGTGATACTCCTTTCGCAAGTTGGGCTCCTGAAAAGGGTAAATTCACTTTAGATGATGTAAGAGATTTGTATCGAAATTATCCTCAGATAAAATACACAATGATTACAGGTGGTGGTCCTACTGCACACGCAGATTTGTTAAAACAATTATGTGATATAGCAGTCAATCAATATAATCATTATGTTACAATCGAAACAGAAGGTTCGGAGTTTGTACAAACAGATGCTCAGTTTATATCGTTATCTCCTAAATTAGCTAATAGTACTCCAAGACCAGGTACAATGAATCCGTATACAGGTAAATTAGTTACTGAAGCTAATAAGAAACAACACGAGAAATGGCGTTGTAATTATGATGCTATGAAAGAATTATTAAATAGTCACGAAGACTTTCAAGTCAAGCCTGTGATATCAAATAAAAATGAATTAGAAGAATTTAAAACACTTCAAAAGATATTAAGTGTTCCTAACGATAAAGTCTATCTGATGCCTGAAGGATTGAATAGAGAACAATTACGAAGACGTAGACAATGGTTATCAGAAGTTGCAGTAGAAGAAGGCTATAATTTTACAGATAGATTACATATAATAACCTATGGAGATAAACGTGGAGTATAATATGATAGTTGAATATATAGGTTGGTTAGGATTTGTCTTAATACTCTTTGGCTACTACTATAATGCACAACAGAAAATCTTCTGTTTTTATATATGGGGCATCGGCAATATTGTTTTTCTTGCGTATGCTTTGCTTATAAATGCTATGCCCCAAGTAGCTATGTCAATATTTGTATTAGGTATGAACATTTATGGTTGGAAACAATGGAGTAAATAATGAAAATTAAAGTCGAAAAGAAAATAGTAAATGACGAAGTAGTCAAAACAGAAGAGTTAGTCTTCAAATTACCTAAAGTAATAGTAGATGAATTAAAGTGGGAAGATGGTACTCTTGTAGAATGGGAAAGAGCTTTAGATTTAGATAATGAAGATGAGACTACAATAACGGTTTTACTTAGAAATATAGATGATAAAATACTTGAGGGATAAAAATGCAATCAAATGGAAATAAACCTTTAACAGAAGAACAAAAACAGGATAAGATAGCACGTGCAGAACATTACTATGGTAAGTTTATGTCGTCACTTGGTTTTGAATGGGAAACAGACCCTAATGCTTCAGAGACTCCTCATCGAGTTGCTAAGGCTTGGGTAAATGATTTAGCAGAAGGTTGTTTCAATCACCCTCCTAAGATTACAGCATTTGATAATGTTGATAATTACGATGGTATGGTGTTTGAAGGTAACATACAAGTACACTCAATGTGTTCACATCATCATCTTCCTTTCTTTGGTGTAGCTCACGTTGCTTACATCGCTAAGCCTGAAGGTAAAATTATTGGTTTGAGTAAATTAAATCGTACGGTTGAGTTTTATTCACGTAGACCTCAAGTACAAGAAAATCTTACAATGCAGATACACGACCACTTAGATGAAATATTAGAAGTTCATGGTGGTATTGCAGTAATGGTAAGTGCTAAACATTTATGTGCTTGTTTACGTGGTGTTAAACATCCTCACTCTGAAATGAAAACATCTAAAATAAGTGGTGGTTTTAAAGATGGTAAAGATGGTGTACGTCAAGAGTTTTACAACTTTGTTAAGGATATGAAGTGAAATTAATTTCAGAAGAATATAAAACAATATTACAAAAACTTCACTTATCAGGAAAATGGGGAAATGAATCTGTAAAACCTTGGATGTTAGAAATTATTGAAAGACATATAGAAGAATATAACATATCTAACATATTAGATTATGGTTCAGGATATCCTGGTTTGAAATCTGTACTTGGTGAAAGATATAATGTAACAGAATATGACCAAGGTATTGAAAGTAAAAGTAAAACTCCTAAACCCCAAGAATATGTAGTTTGTGTAGATGTGTTAGAACATATAGAACCTGAATTTATAGATAATGTTTTAGATGATTTAAAACGTGTTGTTACGAATGTAGGTTTTTTTACTATCTCTTGTAGAGAAGCACTTATGATATTATCTGATGGGAGAAATGCACATTTGATACAAAAGCCACGTGAATGGTGGAAAGAAAAATTATTAAAAAGATTTAACGTAATTGAAGAAACTTATATTGAAAGAGGAAAAGAACAATTACGAGTACTTGTAGAACGTAAGGAGAAATAATGCAAACAAATATAATAGTAAAATTACAAGTAGAAGGCACTCATAATTGGCCCGATGCAACTGATGGTGCTGGTGCAGAGATGCACTACTTAGAATACAGACATAGGCATATGTTTCACATTGTAGCTAAAAAAGAAGTTATGCACGATGACCGAGATGTTGAATTTATAATGTTCAAAAGAAAAATACATAGATATTTGAGAGAAATGTATTATACATCTGATTTAGATTTATGTGATTTTGGTTCTCAATCTTGTGAAATGATTGCTGAAGAATTGTATAACGAATTTGATTTATGTTATTGTGCTGTTTATGAAGATAATGAAAATGGAGCTGAGGTATATTAATGAAAAAATTTATTAGTTGGGAAGAAATAGATACACTTGTTGATAGTTTATCAGCACAGATAATTTTAGATTGTAAAAAGAATGGAACTACTCCTAAAGAAAGATATAAAGGTATTTATGCGTTACAACGTGGCGGTTTGATACCTGGTGTTATGTTGAGCCATAGATTAGATATACCTATGATAGATAGATTACAATCTTATTATGGAAGAGAATTTTTAATAATAGATGATATTGCAGATACAGGAGAAACACTATCTCATATGAGAGCTGAAGTTTTCAGAACGGCTCGTACTGCAACACTTCATTATCATAGACAATCAAAAGTTGTTCCTAATTTTTGGGTAGATGAAAAAGGTGATGATTGGATTGTTTATCCTTGGGAAAAAAGTGATAGTGAAGAAATACAAGATTACTTGAAGGAGAAAAAAAATGAAGCTGTTCTTAGTTGAATTAGAACCTATTGAAAAAAGATATACTAAACAATGGCACAAATGGATACCTGATTTAGTAAAAAAATATAAACCTAATTTAGAGTTTGAAATAGTATCAGGTAAATCTGATGGTGAAATTAAATCAGGAGAATTTCTTGATATAAATAGAACACAAATCTATAAGAGTGAACAAATTATAGAAATGGCAAAATTATTTGAAGATGGTAAAGTAAGTGATGGTGATGCCTTTTTATTCTATGATGGTTGGCATTATGGTATACAAGCTCTACGATATATGGCACAATGTCAAGATATTGATGTAAAGATATATGGTATATGGCACGCAGGTACTTATGATGAGTGGGATTTATTAGCACAAAAAGGTCTTGGATATTGGGGTGCTAACTTTGAACGTTCTTTATTTGAAGCAACTGATGGTGTATTTGTAGCTACTAATTTTCATAAAGAACTTATATCATATGAAAGGCAAGTCCCTAAAGATAAAATACATATAACAGGTCATCCCTTTACACACTCGTGGATTAAAAATTACGATACATCTAAAAAAGAAAACATAATAGTATTTCCACATAGAAAGGCTCCTGAAAAAAGGTTAGATGTCTTTTTAGAAATAAAAAAGAAAATGAAAGATAAAGGTTATAAATTTATTGTAACTACTGATGAAACAAAAACAAAACAAGAATATTATGAATTACTTGCAAAATCAAAAGTTAGTTGGTCAGGAGGTCTACAAGAGACTTGTGGTATTTCTACGTTTGAAAGTCTATGGTTAGATAACATTGTAATGGTTCCTGATAGATTATCATATAGTGAAATGTATTTTGATTCATTTAAGTATGAGCCTAATCTTGATAAAAACGTTGATGTACAATGTCAAATGATAGAATATGCAATAGAAAATTATGATGAATATATTGAAGTAATGAAAGAAAATTCAGAAGAAATAAAAAAGATTCAAGGTCCTACTGCTGTTGAGAGAATGTTGAATCATATATTGGAGGTAAAATGAGTACTTGGTTTAACAGAAAAATAAGTAAGTTCAAATACTTTCCTTCCTTTTCGGCAGGTGAGTTTGGACATGGTCTATATAAAAATCACAAATTTAGAGATGAATTAACGTGTAGATTTTATACAGAAGAATTTCCTGAAGAATTTAGATATACAGAATTTTTAATAACGGCAGGAGCTCACTATAGAAATATGAATTTTTATAATGAGATGGGTTTTAAAAAAGATGTTAATTTAGTAATGGGTGATTCGGGTGGTTATCAGTTGGCAACAGGAGCTAATAAATGGAAAGATGGTATGAAAGAACAAACTTTCGAATGGTTAGAAAATAATTCTGATATTGCTATGAATCTTGATATTCCTCCAAGAAGAACATTTGAAGGTAAATTTAAAGAATGTTTTGATTTCTCAATGGAAAACTTTAAATACTTTAATGAAAAACAATCAGGTCAAACTGCATTTTTAAATGTATTACAGGGTGAAGATGATGCTACGTATAAACAATGGTATGATGCTTGTAGTGGTTTTGACTTTCAAGGTTGGTCTGTAGGTGGTACTGCAGGTGATATCTATCGTTTTATGGCAAGTATATGTACTTTGTTAGAAGGTAGAGAACACGAGAAGAAAGCTAATAAGTATCTTCACATACTTGGTACAACACGTATTCACGATATGTTTATGTTATTACAATTACAGAAGTCACTTGAAGAAGTTGGTTCGGATATTTGTGTAACAACAGATTCGTCTACTCCTGATAGAGCAACCGTATTTGGTTTATATTACATTGGTTTTGCATTTAAGAATCTTGGCTTTGAAGCTATCAATATGCCAAGAGAAAAACATCTTGAAGGTATGAGTGATATGGTTCAAGAGTTAAAAACAAAAAACTTAATTGGTGTAAATAACTTTGATAGATTCATAATGAAATATGCTAATATGGATGATATTGCTGAATGGAATTGGGACGGACAATTTAGAATGAGATTACATAATTTCTATTTGTTTCTTGATGCTATTGAAATGATTGAACAAAGTGTATTTTCGTTAGAACATAGTTTAGAACAATTACTTAAAAAAGACTTATATCAAGTTGTTAGGTCTATCGATGAAATGGTTAAATCTGATGACCCTCGTAGAGTCTTTGAAAAATATAAAGCACTATACAATAGAGTTTCAAGTGTTAAGAAAAGTATAGTAGTAAAAGAAAATAATTTTATTCAATAGGAGAACAAATGAAATTAACGGTAGAACAACTACAAGAACGTATGCAGTACATTCGTGACCACATTGAATCTTTCAATACGGAAGAACGTGCTGCTAAGTTAAATAAAATGTATGACCACTTTGAAGAACGTATGATGTTAGCTCCGGCTTCATCTACTGACCATTTTCACAACTCGTGGCCCGGTGGTTACATTGACCACGTTATGAATATAACTGAAGCAGGTAAAAAACTATTTGAACTTTATAATGACTTTGGTTTCAATCTATCTTATGAATTAGATTCTGTTGTATTTTGTACAATGCATCACGATTTAGGAAAACTTGGTAGTCTTGATGAAGATTATTACAGACCTAATCCTTCTGAATGGCATAGAATAAATCAAGGTAAAATGTATGAAGTCAATCCTAATCTACACAATATGACCGTAACTGATAGAGCAGTTTATACTTTAAGTCAGTTTGGTGTTACATATTCTGAAGAAGAGTATTTAGGATTAAGACTTGCAGATGGTATGTATGAAGAAGGTAATAAACCTTATCTTATGGGTTTTGGTGAAGCAAAAAAGATAAAATCAAATATTGCTCAATTAGTTCATCAAGCTGATATGATTGCAACACGATTTGAAATGGAACGTTATATGTTTGGTGAAGATGCTAATATACCATATGCTAAAATATTAGGTGTTGAAGTCGAACAATCTGTTGAAGAAAACGTAGAAGAAGTAGTTGAGACTAAAAAGAAAAAACCTAATGTAGATAAAGATTACAAAAATCAATTATTTGAAGATTTATTTGGAGATAAAAAATGACACCAATAGAAATATTATTAGCTGTCTTTCTACTTACAAGTGTATCGGCAAATGTAATTCAACTAAGAAGACAAGAAACTTTAGAATCTTGGTTTGAAGAAATGTCAACAGACTTAAACGAAGTACAATCAGAAATTAAAACTATTGACGAAAAGGAATGGTTTGAAACTGATGACGAAGTAGGAGATACTTTTAAAAGATTAAAAGAAACAATTAACAAATTAGATAAATTCACAGGAGCTGAAGATGCCAAAGAAGCGTAGAAAAAAGAGTAAAATGTATTTTGGTCAAAAGACACAAGATGCTATAGTAGAATACAATAGTATGGAACCGTGTCCTGAAAGAGATAAAATTTTTCACGAAAGTATTTATTTTCCAATTAGAAAGATTGCAGAAAACTTAATACACACTTATAAATTCTATTATTTTCCTGATGGTTCTGAAGAAGTTATAGATGAAGTTGTAGCTAATATGGTTATAAATATGGATAAATATAATCCTGAAAAAGGAAAAGCTTTTAGTTATTTTTCTGTTATGGCTAAAAATTATCTCATTTTAAATAATAATAAAAATTATAAGATGGGTAAAATACACGACCAAATAGATGTTATGGACTTCAATAGAAATCCATCAGCTGAAAATTCTTTAAGAGATGGTAAGTCTTTTAAACTTGAAGTATTTGAACAAATGTTTGAATATTGGGATAATAATTTATTTAAAGTCTTTAAAAAGAAAAAAGATATTGCTGTAGTTGATGCTCTTTTATATCTTATGAAACATAATAAAAATATTGAGAACTTTAATAAAAAAGCTCTTTATATTTTAATTCGTGAGATGAGTGGTTCTAATACTCAACACATAACACGTGTTATAAATACTATGAAGAAGAAACATAATAACTTAATTCGTGACTTTAGAGATAAAGGAATAGCATTTAAACACAATATAACAGGTTCCGTTTACGTTTAATTTTGTATCTTTCTTAGTTAATATATATTTATTATTAACTAAGGAACATACATATGTCAGATTCTTATGAAGTTTTTGAGGGCAAATCCTTATCGGATGTCTTCAAAGATATCTATAACAATTCGGAAAGTAATAAAAAACAGATAGAGGTTCTGATGAAGGACCTCTTGAAGTTTGTCACAGATACTGCATCTGCCGTTGCTCTTGTACCTATACTAAAAGATTATCTTGAAGTATCAGTAAAGAATGATGAACAACTAATCAAGGTTGCTGCAATCGTACAGAAACTTGCGAGTGCTGAAGCTAAAGGTTCAGATAATGAGTTTGGTCTAAGTGAACTTGAAAAAGAACAACTTATGTCAGGCTTAACTGATACCATTCAAGAAATACAAGAAGAGAGTGATAGGATAAGTGAGGAAATAGATAGCAAACAATCTACATTTCCTGAAGGGTAATTATGAGTGACCAACATTCCGGTGGATTATTAAATTTTAACAAGTCTTATAAGTTTATAAAGGACATTGTACGGGAAATTATGGATGGTGAACCTGCACCCGAGTCTAAAGTTCCTTATGCAAGTGTTTATGGTGAAAACGATATAACAGACCCGGAAGGAAAAGTAACCACTAAAAATTTTAAACAAAGTGGTAATAAGAAAAATATTAAACCATCATCGATGCACTTCATATCGGTACCTGCTTCTAAAGAAGTTGTACCTCTATTTAATTATTCTGATGAACAATACTATGGGCCTCCTTTACCAATATTTGATTCATTAGTTAATAGTTCACAAACCGTTCCTGTTTCTACACGAACTTTTAGACCTAATTTACAAATTAATCCAATTCAATTAACTCCTGGTGATGTTGTTGTGCAGGGTAGATATGGTCACGCTATGACTTTTAGTGATGCAAACTTTCGTGGAAAACCAACAATAAGAATATCTAATAATCATAGGTCACGAGGCTATGATGAAATGAAAGTATTTAATGCTGATGTTCCTGTATTAGAAGATGCAACTAATGTATCACCAAGAGTTCCAATATTTCCCGACCCAAATGTTGATGGTAGTTCTATCTATTTATTATCAGGTGGTACATCACCCAACATTGATTTAGAATCAGAACTTGTTTTAGCTCGTAATGATAGATTTAATAAATATCACGATAATGTATTAAATTCTCGTGGAGATACAGATGGAGAAATTAAAACACCTGCATTTTTTCATAAAGATGTTACGGTAGAAGATAGTTTGTTACTTAGTTCTGATTCAATTTTTCTATATACAAAAGGTCTAAATAATAACGGAGGTAAAGATATTAGTATGTTGGCTTCAGGAAATGTAAAGATAAATTCATATAATAATATAGTATTGACCGTACCTGAAGTAAAATATCCTGATGCAGTTGATAAAACATATAGTGGTACTATACGATTAGGTTCTAACGCATCTATCTCAGACTTAGCAAATGGAGAAATGCAACCAGCAATACGAGGAAATTCATATAAACAAACAATAACCGATATATTAGACTTGTTAGAATTATTATCAGATAATCTTGCATCGTTAGCAGGTGGCGGTATAGCAGTAGATAAAAATGGTAATTCTATTGAAGGGGGTTTTGATGTGATGAAAAAATTATTAGATGGTAATATTCAAAGTGTTAGAAAAAAACTTGATTTAGATTTAGCTAAAAAGGTATACGTGTCGTAATGGGTATGTTAACAAAACCAATAACTGAAAAGGTTATGGCTCCTATTGACTCTATGAGAAGTTATAGAGATGACAAAATAACTAAATATGAGGAAGAAGCAGACAAAGGCGTAATGCCTCCTAATATCGATAAAGATATTAAGAAGATGCAAAAGATAAAGGATTTTGCTGAGAAGATACCACCATTACTTAGAACAATAGAAAACACTATATTAGCTATAGAGACAGCAAAACGAATTGCAGAGGCAGCAAGAGATGCAGGTATAATAGGTAGTGCATTAGTTCCACCAGCAGCTGCTGCAGGAGTATTACAAAATAAAATTATAGAAAAGGTAAAAGAGGAGCTATCGGCTGCTAAGGCAGAATTACCTTTTGTAAAGATACTTATTGATGAGTTGAAAAAAACTGCTTTTGCTATAATATTGGCACTTTTAGCTATTAAGTTAACTGCAGCCAAAAAAGGTGGTGGTTCAGGAGATGAATCTTTAGATGATATACAAGATGATTTAGATTCAGCTATGGAAGAGGCTAATGTCGATGGAGATGGTGAAGACCTTCTTGGTGGAACAGGAGTTGAAAGAATTACAAGAACAACTACCGTAAGTGGTACCACTACATCAGGTGGTGTTGGTGGAGGTAGTTCCGGTGGAGGAGGCTCCGGCGGAGGTGGTGGAGGATATTAACATACAGGAGTTAAAATGAAGTCAAATCAATTAAAGAAAATAATCAATACATTAGTTCGTGAAGAAGTCAAAAAACAACTCGGCGAGATATTTATTAATGAAATTAAGTCTAAAAGGTCTACGCCAATTCAAGAGTCTGTTGAGACATCAGAGTACCCAAAGTTAGGTGGTAAAACTTTCACGACAAATGATATGGCTGATTTATTAGGCTATGGTGATATGATGCCAAATAAAGGAAAAGGTATGTCAAATAAAGGTGTTGCAGAAATAGCACAAAAGGCAGGAGTTTCTCCTGACCAAGTAGACCCTGATGTACAAAAGGCTATCACTAAAGATTATCGTGAACTTATGAGTAAAATGAATCTGAAAAAATGAGTGTAAGAGACATAGACTTAGACCCAAATAAATCTTTTGGTATTGGATTTCCATTAGACTATGATAGAGATAGTTATGGCTTCTTTAAGAGAAATGAAAAATATTATCAACAATTACAAGATAATATTAAAAATCTTTTGATGACAAAATTAGGAGAAAGACCTGGAAACGAAGAGTTTGGATGTCGTATACATAATATAGTTTTTGAACAAAATGAACCCGAGATTTTACAATCACAAGTCTTTGAAGCAATAGAAGAGGCTCTTAATCGATGGTTACCATTCGTAACATTAGAAAATGTAGAATTATCTGCAGCAGGAAATAGATTAAATGCATTAGCAACATTTAGTTCTGATTTTAATGATGAGATAATATTGACATTAGAATTAGGTGTACCACCTGAAGGAGTTCCTGATGACATATTAACAGCTGGTGCTGGTGGATACTAAGGAGAAATAAATGCCACAACACGTGAAACAAAAAGAAGTTAAATATTTAAATAAAGACTTTAATTCATTTAAAGCAGCCTTAATAGAACACGCAAAAACTTATTTTCCTGATTCATATAATGACTTCAATGAATCATCACCTGGTATGATGTTTATTGAAATGGCATCTTATGTTGGGGATGTTCTTTCATATTATATAGATAATCAATTTAAAGAATCATTATTAGCTTATGCTGAAGAAACTAAAAGTGTTTATCAAATTGCACAAGCTATGGGATATAAACCAAGAATAGTTAGTTCTGCTGTAGCAGACGTTGATGTATTACATACCGTTCCTGCAAAAGGTTCAGGAGCAACTAATGCTCCTAATCTTGATTATGGTGTAATCTTACAAGAGGGTACAGAATTAAAATCTACTTCAGGTATATCTTTTTATTTAACTGAAGATGTAAACTTTCAATTTTCTTCAAGTGCATCTCCTGTTGATATTAGTGTTTTTGAAAGTAGTGCAGGTAATCCTACAACTTATCTACTTAAAAAAACCGTATCTGCCGTTTCAGGACAACAATCAACGGAAAGATTTTCTTTTAGTGCAGGTAAAAGGTATGATAAAATAAGATTAGCACAAAGTCAAGTTACTGAAATAGTTTCTTGCACAGATAGTGATGGTAATAGTTGGTATGAGGTTCCTTTTTTAGCACAAGACACCGTATTTATAGAATCTAATAATACTGCTGATTTAAGTCCTGAAGATTCTCAATTTTCTGATAAAGCACCATATTTGTTAAAATTAAAAAAGACTTCACGTAGATTTACCACATACATAACAGCAGATGGTAGAACAGAACTAAGATTTGGTGCAGGTATTAGTGATAATCCTGATGAAGAGATTATACCTAATCCTGATAATGTTGGTTCAAGTTTACCACATGGTGTTTCACAAATTGATAGAGCATTTGACCCAAGTAATTTTTTAAATACACGTGCATATGGACTTGCACCTGCTAATACTACATTAACCATAGTATATAGATATGGTGGAGGACTCAATCATAATGTGTCTTCAAATACAATTAATAAAATTACAAATCCTGTATTTGGTCCTGCTAAGGATGGACTTTCACAACCATTGATACAGGCTTCTCGTGACTCAGTTGCAGTTACAAATCCAAAAGGTGCTGTAGGTGGTAAAGGAGGAGAAAACGTTATTGAAGTTAAAAATAACGCTCTTGCATATTTTCAAGCTCAAGGTAGAACGATAACAAAAGAAGATTATATGATGAGAGCTATGACAATGCCAGCAAGATTTGGTAGTATTGCAAAAGTTTATATCGTACAAGATGAACAGATACAAGCAGGTAAAGACCTTGACCCTAATACGGCAGGAAATGCTGGTAAAAAATTGCCAACAGCAAATACAAGAGTTGCTAATCCATTGGCACTAAATTTTTATTGTTTAGGTTATGGTGCAACTAAAAAATTAATAACTTTGAATAATGTAGTGAAGAGAAATCTTGCAACATATTTGAGTTTATACAGACCCGTTACAGATGCTATACAAATAAAAGACGCTTATGTAATTAATATAGGAGTAAGATTTAGTATTATAGTTAGAGCAGGATATAACAAACAAGAAGTTATGCTTAGATGTATGGATGAAGTTAAGTTGTTTTTTGCTCCTGATAAATGGCAAATAAATCAACCTATTGTATTACAAGATTTAATTAGAGATATAACATTAGTAGATGGAGTTAGTTCAGTGGTTCCTCCATTACAAGATAATCCTGATAAATTACCACTTATAATTTTTAATCGTTATGAAAAGAACAGAGGTTATTCGGGTAATATTTACGATATTGGTTCTGCTACAAAAGATGGTATAATTTACACATCGTTAGACCCAAGTATATTTGAACTTAAATTTCCAAGTGTCGATGTACAAGCAAATGTTGTTGCTGATTCATCTACAGGTGCTGGATATTAGGAGTAACTAATGCATATATTTACATACGCTACAGAAGATGCAACTCTTTACGAAGCAAGTCAATCACGTAATTATGGTTTAGATGAAATTCTCGAAGTAAGAAAAGACGTAGACGATGCAGGTGTTGGAGTTGATGTATCAAGAATTTTAGTAAAATTTGATTTAACACATATTAGTCAAAGTGTAGTAGATGCAAATGTAACTGCAAGTGCTAAATATTATTTAAATCTGTATGATGCAGGTTCAGAAGGACTATCTACAACTCAAGAACTTTACGCATATCCTGTTAGTCAAAGTTGGGTAATGGGTAGAGGTAAATCTACAAGTGACCCTGTTGTCGAAGAAGGTGTTAGTTGGGGATATAGAACAGGTAAAAACGAAGAGACTTTTTGGACTTCAAGTGTTGCTGATACAGGTGGTACTTGGTTTGAAACTACAGGTCATATAGGAGAACAAACTTTCGTACATACCGATACTGAACACGATATGAGAATGGATGTAACTGATATAGTTAATAAATGGCTACATAGTACAATAGATAATAATGGTTTTATTTTAAAACGTTCAGGTTCTGTTGGTAACGATGATATTGCAACTGATGAAGGTTCAAGTACACAATTAGGAAATTTTAAATTTTTTTCTCGTGATACACATACTATTTATAGTCCAAGATTAGAAGCAGTTTGGGACTCATCTGTTTGGTCTACAGGAAGTTTAAGTGATTTAAATGCAAGAGATTTAGAAGACGTACAAATTTATAGTCCAAATTTAAAAGAAAGATATACTACATCGTTTGATGGTAAACTTAGAATTGTTGGTAGACCTTCATATCCATTATTAACTAATTCACCAACAGCATCTGCATACAATGTAGTAAAGTATTTACCATCAGGTTCACAATTTAGTATTCAAGATAATTTTACTGAAGACGTTATTATACCTTATGGTACAGGTTCAAAGATTTCGTGTGACTCACGTGGTAACTACATAGACCTTAATACTACAGGTCTACAAAGTCAACGTGAATATAAGTTATTAATCAAAGTCGTTAGTGGTTCATATAGTGGAAGTTCAGGAACTGATACTGAAATAGTAGATAACAACTTTACATTTTTTGTAAAATAATGCCATATACAGAAGAACAATTACAAAACAACGAGTATTTTCAAAATCTAAAACTCGAAGCAAAAAGAGAATATGAAGATGAGTTTAATGATGCTCTTAATTCATTTGCAGTTTCGGGTTCTATGGAAGGTAATAAACAATTACTAAGAGCAGGAAATCATCCACAAGGGGCTATACAAAGTTATGAAGACCCTGAAACAGGTTCAGCACAAGACCATCCAAATACTTGGATAAAAATATCAAGAAAGCAAGATAAGTTGAAACGTGGAGAAGCACTTGCTGAAGTATTAGACAGAGACTTTTTGGAGTTAACATAATGGCAAGTAAGTTAACACCACGTGATAAACAACTTTTAAAGGCAGGTAATAAGTTTAGACCTGGTACTGCAAAATATGAAGGTGGAGTATTTGGTGCTAATGGAGATGATTACGTTTTATTATCAGTAATAGAACCTGCTACGAATCGTATCATTATAACAAAAGAATTGGAGCCAAATACTATTAATGATGATATTGTTTGTAAACCTGGCATCGATATTAGAGCTTTAGGATTTGCCTCAGGTAGATTTAGATTTAGATATGAATTTTTTAGAAGAATAGCAGGTAGTGATGATGTTGTTTTAGTAAGAAGTGACTTTGGTCACGAGGGTGAAATTTACAATGGACCATATTATATAAATTCTGATAATGAGTTTTTGTCAGGAGGCCCAAATCAACCTGATAGTTTTGAGTTGATTCCAACAAAACTTAATTATGAAATAAAAAAGATTGGTAATTCACGTGACGAAGTTCGTATTCGTGCAAGAAACATAAACGATGATATCTATAAAGAAAATTTATTCGATAGAGGATTTGCCTTTAAAACATTTATATCTGATGAAGAACGTAGACGTAATACTAATCAAGACCCAAAGTTAAGATTTTATAATCCATTTAATCCTGGTCTTCCACAAGGTGGATTTAATGCAGCAAGTGGGCCACCGCCTGATGATGACACATCTTCAACACATATTATTTTAGAAGATGGTGGTAGTTTTAGATTTAGACAAATACATCAAGGTGCAACACTACGTGTAAAAGATGCCTTTCTTATTGCAGAACAAGAAGATATTTTATTAACAGAAAGAAACATTGTTTCTAATCCAAGTGGTGACACTATTATTTTTGATGATGCACTAAATCCATTATTACCTACAGGAGTTTACGATACAGAATTACATACAGATGCTATAACGGTAGAAGCTTGGTCTACAGGTGTACTTGGTTATCAGAATCCAGGAGACCCTTTTTATGGTACAGGTCCAATTGGTTATCACGCTAAATGGGTACGTGGTGAAGGTCGTAATGGTGGACAATGTATGAAGTTTGTAGATAGAAATGCTATCTACAGAAACGATACAGCTTGGCCCAGTGGACAAGGAGTACATAGACCATTAGTTATATCTGCACAACTACCAGCAATATCAAACTATGGAGTAAATCCTGGTACTGATTTATTTTATATAACTTATTTTCAAAAAGCTTCTTCAATAAATAAAGGAGCTTCTATTAGTATAAAGTATGGTTCAGGATTTGGACTTGCAGAACCAAGACCTACAAATCCTCCTGAAGGATATCACGTACCAGGTGAAGGACTAAATGACGCTCCATTAAATGCACCTGATGGATATTTAGCAGAACCAGGAGAAACTAAACCATCAGGAGAATTGATAGATGGTCAAGGAGCTGGTGTACTATCTCCAAACAAACAATGGTACATATCTTCTATACAAAATGGATTATACGTATGGGAACCAAATTATGACAAGTTTAATTTAGAAACAGGAGATGAAGAGGGAGTACTTGGTATACGAAGAGTTGGAACAGAGGACCCAGGTTCAGGCAATCCTGAAACGACTTGGGTATGGAGAGGTTCTACGTGGACTCCAAAGTTTCCACCTGATATACCAGGTTGTACAGACCCTTCTGCTTTGAATTATCAAAGTTATGCAGATTCAGATAATGGTACTTGTGTTTTTGAACAATCAATTTTACCATCAACAGGTGATTTTGACGTAGTATTTAAATGTAGACATAAAGAAAACTTTAATGGTTTTGAGCCTTGGAACACTTTTTCAGGAACTAATTCTGAGTTCTTTTTAAAGTACGATGACACATTACAAGATTATCATATTTGGCAATCACGTTTTGGTGGTTCTGAAAATGCTGTAAATTATTCAATGGGTATAGCAACTTTATTTGGAAACTATAAACAAAAAGCTAATTACATTTTAGGTACATCTTCGGTGATGGTGGCGAAAGCTTCAGGTAATATGATAGGCGATTCTCCGTTACAGCAAGCTCCTGGTCTTTTAACCCTGATGACAAAATTTGGAAAAATCCAAGACATATCAGAATATCATAGATATGGTAGTGGTTATGTGAATAAAAGAAAAGGTCTGATAGTGTTTATTTCTTTTAATCAAGATTACAGAGATTATTTGGAAGATGAAAAGGGAGTATCAGAAGACCAAGCACAAGGTATAGTAGTAGAATGTAGAACAGATGATGGACCAGGTCCACAAATTGTTGGTATTAACTATTACACAAGAGAAGATGGTAAAGGGGAAGTAGAAGTAGGAGAACGAGATTTAGGTACTTTAGATGAATTGAAACACGCAGTATTTGAAGACAGAGGTAATAAAGATAATCCAAGATTTTGGTTATTAGGAGATACAGGTACACCTGCAAGAACAAAAACTGCTTCAGGTCCAAGAATAATAGACCCTTATACGAATAATGATGATTATTTTGAATATTGGTACGGTCAAGGACTTGGTTCTTTTCAAGCTATTTTTGGTAATGATGGTGCAGAAAAATTTGTTGGTATATCAGGAGACCAAGTTTATGCTACAGAATTAAATGCTAAAGGAGATGGATTACCAGGTTATCCAAAACCTTTATCAGACATTTATCCGGGTGTTGGTGAAAAAGATTTATATGTAAATAGAGGGTGTGCTAATCCATTTGCTAATAATTATGGTGAAATATTTGAAGGTGAAAATGCAGGTTCAAATCCTGTAGACGAGTATAGAGCTTCTATCAATGATACTGAGGTTGGGTCGTTAATTAATTGGCCACTCGGACATGGTGGTAGAGTTCAAATATCAAATCAAAATCGTAATAGAGATGTGTTAGCAGGTAGAGCTTTTGACGAAAGAACAAAAGCTTCTATGCTTTCAATTTTAGATGCTCCTACATATACACAACGTAGAGCCTTAAATATACCAAACATTGATGGTGGTAATTGTGATTTTTCTGTTAGTAATGACCCATTGAAAAATGGTACATTATCACCAGGTGGTGCTTGGAAATGGAACGGACCTGATGCAGTTTGGGAATATCAAGGAACTTCTCCTGCTGCCATAACATTTGAATCTGTACAATTTGAATCTGAACCCGTTACTATTGAAAATGATTGGGAACAAGTAACAGGTACTGCAGAAATACCAGCAAATATTTTAATCAATGAGCCAATGGAACTTGTAGTAGAAGGACATAGAGTTGGTGGTACAGAAGATACTTCTACACAAGGAATCGTTTGGGTAGATGATATAGATTTAAGATTTCAAAAACCTGATGAAGTTTCTACACGACAAATTTTTGCTGATTATATTGGCGTTGTTAAGAATGTAGAAAATGACAATCTTATTAGACTTGATAAAAGTTTTGACCAAGTTGGTGAAGAAGTTGGTGCATTATCATCACCATTAAACGATGCTCGTTCAGCGGTTAGTTTACCAAGTTCAGCACAACCAGGCGATGCCACTCGTGCATTTAATAATTTTGAACTTAGATACAGAGTTAATGATGAAGAAGAACTTAGAACTTATATTGAAGTTCGTGGTGAAAAATATCTAACTACTAATTTTAAACAACATAGACTTACGGAGCCTAATTATCCACACGCAGTAGACTTTAAATTATATAATCCATTAGATACTATAGTTTCTAAATTTGATGGCGTAAAGATTATGAAAGAAATGGCGTTGCCATATGAAGATGAAATTGATTTACTTGATTATGTTCCAAGAGAAATAAATGGACTTGTTTTACTTAGTCCTAAACTCGAAGATAGTGAATCTCCTGTAAGACCAAGACAAGTAGATTTTGCTGATACAAATACTCTTTTAACAAGTGATAATAAAATAAAAGAAAAACTACAAGACCAACTATTATCAGGGTCTATAGAAGAAGTAGAATTGAACGTAGAATATCAAAAAGGTTTTAGTGAATTTGTACACTTTTCTTCAGCTAAAAAACGATTAAGTAATTTTAGATATAAGTTAAAATTAATAGAATCATATACTCAAGAATCTGCAAGTGCTGCATCCTTGACACAAGCGTCTTATGGTAATGAGAAGAAAGATGTAGATGTTTGGAATGATAGAATAAGAAATGTTAAAAATGGATTTGATGGTTTTGAAAAGTATATGTATGAACAATCAAGTTCTGCTTATACATCATCTATGGGTACGTTTTATGAAAACACTTGGCCTAAAGTTAGTGGTGCTGGAACAATGGCAAGTCCTTATGTTCTTGCACATACAACTTCATCACAAGCTATAAATTGGTATAATGAACAAGAAGCAAGTGGTTCTGAATATGATATGTTTAATGGTAATAATTTGATTAACAATATACCTGAATTTGTAAACACTTCAGAAAATCAAGCCTATTTAGATTTTATAAAAATGATGGGACAATACTTCGATAAAATTTATTTGTTCATAAGAGAGATGGGACAAATTAATGATAGAAGGTCAAGTATATCAGAAGGACTTGGAAAACAATTATATTATTCAGTAGCAAAAAGTCTTGGTTGGAATTTATCAGATGGAAAAGATTTAGTTGATTTACCTAACTTTATTTTAGGTCAAAGAGCAAGTGGTTCTAATGGTGGATTTGAAGAAATAGAAAGAACTGAACAAGATATCTCAAGAGAAATATGGTCACGTATAATATCTAATATGCCTTATTTCTTGAAGAACAAAGGAACCGTAAGAGCATTAAAAGGCTTAATTAATTGTTATGGTATACCAAGTTCAATATTGAGAGTAAAAGAATACGGAGGACCTGATACTCCAAGTTCTATTAATTTTGAAATAAATAGAAAATTTACAAAAGCACTTGGATTTAGAAGTGGTCAAAAAGTTGATTTTAATTGGCAAATAGCATCTGCTTCTGTGGCAGGTGATACTGCAGCATTTCCTGATACGATTGAATGGAGATTTAAAGCTCCTAAGAGTCAAGACCAATGGTTGTGGAGTAAAAGAGATTCATCGAATAGATATAGAATGGGTGCTATTATGAGAGATAATGGTAGTCTTGATAATATTGGTTCAGTATTATTTTTCTTATCAGGTTCAAAGGGAAATGTATCTGTAAGTTCTTCTAATTTTCCAATATACGATAATGAGTTTTATAGTGCAATGGTACGAAGAACAACTCATAGTGCATCAATAGATGATAACGTAGCTTATAATTTAGTTGTAAAAAAATATGATGCAGGTATAGATAGATTTCAATATGTGTCTTCTGAAATACTACAAGTTAGTGGTGCTGCAGGTGCAGTATCTGAATCATACAATCAATCTTGGGATTCACATGGTACATTCTCTATTGGTGGTCACGCAGAATGGTCAGGAGTTACGACAGGTTCATTAGATTTTAATGGTAACGCAGTACCACAGATGTCAGGTGCAATGATGGAATATCGTATATGGACTGAACCTTTAAACACAGGCTCATTTGATAATCACGCTAATAATCCAAAGGCTTATGATGGTAATACTATTTCATCATCATATGAGGCTATCGTTTCTCGTTATTCTTTTGATGATGATAAAAATTTACAAGCTGATACTCTTGTTCGTGATGTATCGGCAAAAACAACAGAAGTACAAAATGCTACTGCAGTAGGTTTTACAGGAAATACTTTTGAGTCTGTAGTAGATAGAACTAAAAGTTTAGTTCCAAATTTAGGACCATCGAAAGTAAGTTCTAATAAAGTTAGAATTGAAGATAACATCATTAGACCTGAATTTAGATTTATAAGTGGTAGTGATGGAGAATATCGTGAATTACAATCAGAAGTTCCAATAGGAAGAGGCCGTCACGATTTTGCTCCAACTGATAGTAACAAGGTTGCTATATACTTTTCTCCTACAGATGCTATTAATCAAGACATAATAGAGTCTTTAGCTAATATAAATTTTGATAACTATCTTGGTGACCCACGTGATAGATATGGAGAAGAGTATCGAGGACTTGAGGCAGCTCAAGATAAATATTGGTTAAAATATAATGCACCATTTAACTTTTGGCAGTATTTAAAATTATTAAAAACTTATGACCAAAGTATTTTTCCACAACTAAAGAAATTAGTTCCTGCACGTGCTAATGCAAGATTTGGAATATTAGTAGAACCTAATATACTTGAAAGAGCAAAAGAAGTAATGGGTAAAGCTCCTTCATTTGACAATCGTTATTATGAATCTGTAATACATATGTCTGAATCATATTATTCTTTGAATGAATCATCATCAGAATTTGGAGGTGCTTATGGACAACCATATTCACCATCTACAGATACACATTTTGATGATATCAATAAATCTATAACTTGGTATAACAATCACGACCCTTCATCAAGTGCTATAAGACTTGGTGGCGAAAATAAATATTTTCAAGGTATACTATCACAAAGTAGATTAGAAAATTTTGAGCATAGTGTATTTGAAAGACAAGGAACTCCAGGTGATATTTATGCAAGTGCATCTGTAACATTTGGTGATACGTTCAAAGACCAAGCATCTTTACAACCAATAGTATCAGGTTCAAGAATTAATCCATTGAAGAGTAAAATTAAACTATTCTATTCTTCACAATTTAGTGCATCAATGCATATGCCTTCAAGTTTTTCATATGAGGCTGCAGACATAAATGTTCCTGCAGAAAGTTCTACTGCTATGAGAAGATTATTTTTTGAAGGTATAATGAATACAAAACTTACAACTCACGATGGACTTGAGCCTGTTGAAGTAAAACTAACTTCACCAACAAGAATTGTAACAAAGGAGCCAGGAGATTCGAAACTTGACATCGAATAATGAATAAAAAATGTGTAACTTAATATTTAATATAGAGTGAATGTCTATTTTATCTTAGGAGTCTAATATGGGATTTTTAAACAATACATCAATAACCGTTGACGCTGTACTCACGAAAAAGGGTAGGGAACTTCTTGCTAAGGGCGAGAATCAGTTCAACATAACAAAATTTGCTTTAGCAGATGACGAGGTCGATTATCGTTTGTGGGATGTAACACATCCTAATGGAAGTGATTATTATGGTAGTGTGATTGAAAATATGCCACTACTTGAAGCATTTCCTGATGAGAATCACGTAATGCGATACAAGTTGGTAACTCTACCTAAATCAACTCAAGCAATGCCAATACTTGAAGTAGCACAAAGTGCTGTTACTTTAAGAAGATTAAATTCAGTATCTATCATCTCACCATCTACACAAAATGGTTCAGACGATACATTAGGATATACTTTTATCTTACATAATCAATCAATGGCAAGACTTAGAGTTAGAGCAGGTTCACAAGTTTCTGCAACAGGTACAACGGTACCATTCTTCTTAGATGAAGATGATTTACCAAATAGCATTTCAGTAGTAGGTAAGAGTGTTGAGATTAGACCTAAACGATTGACAAGAACTCAAACAACACAATTAACTATTGTTGGTAATGAAACGGCTGCTACAACAACAATTAATATAACCGTGAGACGCAACAGAACATTTGGTGCGGCGTTCGGTGGGGCTTAAGGAGGAATAACTAATGGCAATTTATCAAAGATTTCAAACTGAAGCTGAGAATCCTGATAATCCTGATGTAATTTCAGGTGTTAGAGATGTTATATCTTCCGGTATGTGGAGTGGAGGTGTTGGAAACATTACTACTTTCCATACTTCTTCTACACAATCAGGGTCAACAGGAGATTATTACTTAGACGTATTTAAAGATGACCACACTAATGCATCACGTGAAGTTCAGTTTAGTGTTGCATATGGACACTTTGAAGGTAGTGGTTCAACAGGACAAAAAGGTGCTGTAGGTAATCGTGCTTCGGCAGCTATCTATAGTCAGTTTTCTAATATTCTTCTTGGACCTGGTGAAGACCAATTTGTTGTAGCGGGTAATAAAACATTAAATCACGCTTACTTCATTACATTACAAAGAGCAAGAATACGTGAAAAGATGGACCCAGGTAATTGGGAACTTCATTTATCAGGTAGTAACTTTGGAGGTGGTGGAGCTCCTAATGCAATTGGTGTTGTTAAACTAATTGACGATTCAGGTGCCACAACAGACCCAACCGTTAATCAAGGTGGTAGAGTATTCAACATCATTAGTGGTTCAATAGCAAATGGAACTGCAACAACACAAAAGGCAGCTGCAGATGAACCTAATGGTGGATATGGATTATTTTATCCTGATTTAGGAATAATTGTCTTAAATCCTCATACGTGTGCGCAGTCGTGTTCTACAATACCAATAGCTTCAGGTAGTAATACTAATGATGGTAATGATGTTAAGTTCTTTAAAACTATTAAAGGTGGTCAATACTTTCAAGCACGTAGAGAAGAAGTAATAAGTTCTACTCATTATTTCTGTAGAGTTGGTAATAAGAAATTTAATTTCTCAAGTAATCCAACATACTTTACTGCATCAGATGGTTCATTTACACAACCAACGTTTTTTAAGAATCCAAAATCTTTTATAACTCAAGTTGGTATGTATAATGATGCTAATGAATTATTAGCAGTAGCAAAGTTAAGTAAACCTTTATTAAAGTCTTTTGCAAGAGAAGCTATCGTAAAAGTTAAACTTGACTTTTAATAAGGAGGAACTAAGGTGTTTCGTAGAATACCTCCTGATGACATTAGCATAACTCCTTTTCAGAGCCACAAGGAATTTTCCTTTACTAATAGTAGTTCGGGTTCAGGAGTATATGCTTTTCAAGCTGTATCATCTTCTACATTTAATTATATCAGTAGTAGTGACGAGAAATTATTTGTTGAGCCCGACCCAACAGGTTCTTTTAGATTCTATAAAAAACCTACATATTTTTGGGCAAGAAACAGATATTATAATTCTTTTTCAGATAGAACAGAAGGACCTCTAAATAATTTTGGTGGTAATAATGTTTATACTAATTTGACTTTACATGGTCAACTAAACATTTTATCTATACCATCTACATTTACAGGAACAAAGATAAAACCTGGTAGTGTTGAGATAACAGATAATAGTTTAAATCATAAGACAATTACATTAAAAGATGATGGTTTTGGTAATCTATATGATAATGATTACTCAGCTTCATATGCAGCATATCAATCATCATCTTATGATTCTACTAAATTAACACAATCGGGTTCAGGACAGGGTTCACAATTATTAGGTGGTGTAATTGGTAATATATTTTATACTGATGGAATAATAACAATAACAGATACAGGAAGTTTATACAATGAAGTTCTAACAAAAACAGGTGCAGATGGATGGGAAGTTGATTTTAAATCGTCAGTAAAAAATATTGAATATGAATATATGTGTGAAGTACCTGAGTTTAAATTCAATAAATCAACTAACATAACTACAACATTTGAAAGAAGTGGTTCTATAGAAGTTCCTGAAAGTGGTTCTGCATATAAGTTTTTTCCTCCTGGAAATTCTCCAACTCATAACTTGAATACTCCAAGTGCAAGTTCTTATGGAGATAGAGCTTATGGAGCTACAGATAAGATAGCCCCTTTCGTAACACATTCTAAGTTTGCACCATATGTAACTCAAATTGGTTTATACAATGACCAAAATCAATTATTAGCTTATGCAAAATTAGCCAAACCAATTAAGAACGATGATGAATTAGCACTTGGATTTATTGTCCGTTTTGACGTTAACTCATAATTATAGTTATGAAGCTGAATGAAAAAATAGTACTCGATGTCGAAGTTGGTGACACTATTCTTGTTGGTAGATTTAAGAATAAAAAATTAGTCGTAAAAGACATTGGTAAAGATTCACATGGTATGCCAACTATCAATGGTAGAAAAGTAACTACTTTTCGTATATTAAAAACTGCTGAAGAAAAGATAAAAGAATTTCAAGAAAGTAATCCTCGTAAATGTCTATGTGAAAAATGTTGGAAAGGATATAAGATACATCCAACACGTAAAACTAAAGTACTATTTGGTAAAAGATATCCTAATTGTATAAAGAATGAAAACAAAGACGAAATTAAAGTTATACACGACTTTCTTACAAAATATACAAAGTCTGCTAAGAAAGCTTCTGCTATGATTAAAAAGAATTATAAAAAAGTAAAGAAACAATTCAGAGGAGATT